ACCTTTAAAGTAGTTCCCCCCATAGGTTCAGTAAAGGGGAAATATGAAGGTACAATACTGTATTTATTATCCTTATCCATAACAACTTTTAGCAGGAAAGGCTTAGGGCCAGCCATATTAATTTCCTTGACGAGCAGAGCCATCAAGTCTTCATAAGTCTCCGCTTGTAACTTGGATACCTTTGTTATTCCAAGAATTGTTATTGCGATATGTACTAACTGCGGGATATTCTTCAAATCCCGGTTCGCAACAGCCTCTAATAAACTTTCATTACCCCAAATCTTAGGCTCTGTCCAGAGACGCATTCTGGCCCCTCCTTTAGCCGAGGTAAAACTGATTTCAATAAACTGGCGGTCGACGGTTATTGCTTTAATTGTTACTTCATGTACTCCCGGAGTAAGTCCCGCCGACTTTATTTGCGGGAGATACATTGTTGTCTGATAACTACTCATTTTCGATAATTGTTTTTCTTATTATTTCTAAATTGTTAGGAATTCTATACTCAAACATGTTATGGGGAGATCGAGACTCATCCTGACCATCTGTTTGAGTTCTCAGGATAGCATCAAACTGTCCTGAGTCTCCGGTTGGTACTAACTCTGCTCTGAAGTTGTAATTCAGAAATGCACCAAGTATAATCTTACTTAGTTTCCTTCCATTAGTTTTAGTCCTTACCTTAGTAATACCGTTAACGTCGTAGTACTCAGGATGGGCTAATACAAATACAACTAAATCGTCCCTCTGGATTTCCCTAACAACTTTGTAAAGTTCATAGATATCTGCTGCTAAGTCAGACCAGGCATCTCTACTATTTTGGTTCTTGTAGATATCCATCTCCGCATTGGTCATTAGTGCGTTGATAGTGTCAACCACTATAGCAGTTATTTCAGGCTGTTGAGCAATCTTTTTGATTACATTAATAGCCTGCTCCGTACTGTTAGGCACGAAGTAGTTTACATTTTTTACATAATCCCGTTTCCATTTAGTCCACGGTAACCCCTTGCCGTCTGCATCAATCCAGAACGTATTTTTTGGGACCAAAAAGGACCCACCAGTCGTTTTTCGTGAGGCTGGATCCCCAGTAATTTGAACTAATATTGCCATATATATTTTCGTATAATTCTTTACGAGTCAGTATTGGCTCATCGCCATATTTTGAAAAGATAACGTATTCTTTGTTGTGATCAAGTTTTACCTCATTAACCTTTAACAGGGCAGGTCGGATCTTAATCACTACATCTTTGGGGAGTATTTTCTTTGCCCTCTGCAGTGCCCTTATGGACGCCTTAAAACATATTAAGAAAACCATCCCCTTTTCTTTTCCTTTTCCTTAGTACCATATATATCAAACGATGACATGTTTCCAAATCCTCCTCCTATAGTAGGGTCGTTGGTATACAACTTCCTCATGCGGACCTTATCGGATTTGCTAATCGTTACGTTTGACAGAGCAGCGTTGGCATTGGGGTACATCAGCTGGGCGAGGCGAAACTGTTCGTTAGAACTCAGGGTGTCCCACCAATCACGAACATCTTTATTCATATCGTGTTCATCTAAAAACTTTTCTTTGTTTGAGTTTATAAAAGTAAATAAGTCCATTAGACAAGTTCGGGGTTTATTGTAACAAACCCTGCCCCTCCACATTTGATACAGTTAAGAATAAGATCATCGAATGTCATGCTTTTACCAGTACCCTTACACTTAGAACAGTTACGTGTAGTTTTACTCGTCCCTTGATTAATCGATTTAATCTCAGGAAGTGCAGTATCCGTATTTGGCGGCAATGTTTTTACATTTTTCATCGTCTGTTGCTATGATTATCTGGCTATTGACCATAGTAAAGGTTTGGTCCCAGGTGGTATGTAATAATTCTTCTACCAACTCTTCCAATTTGGAAAAGAATGGGTAGTCGTCTGAAGAAGTAACTCTCCTCCCACAGGGGTTCATGAGAATTACTTCATCTTCTAATATAGAGTGTGGAATCTTCATTTCGTACTTTTTTATTTTAGTTCTAACCATGAGTATGGTAGATCTTCGTGACTTATGTTCCTACATTTAGATCTCCTTATTTTCTTAACCAGTTGTACATCAGGATAATACCGTCTGTACACACTGTCCATTACTCCATAAGAGGCTTTCAAGGTATATAGTTGCCCATTTACCTTGAAAACCTTACCGTTGGAACTATTCGTTAGATAACTACGTAGATGGTAGTCGCTTCTGTAGTATCTATCATAATGGCAACTCGACAGGAGTAGTACCAGTATTATCCAGGTGTGTCTCATTTTGGTAAACGTAGTTATAATTCAACACATCCGATAAAGAATAGACGGGGCTATGTTTTAAAGCCACAAGAGCCTGTGAATCCAGTAGCAATGCGTACTGAGGACCTTGCACTTTCCCTTCCGGGAATACAAACTCGTGTCCAACAAGTTCATTATCCCAGGTTGAAGTGTATATATTATACCGGGGATCATTCTTTAAGGTTTCAATATCTTCGAGACTGAATATAAGAAATGATGCAGGTGTTACTTTAGGTAGTGTATGTATAATATTCATAATTAATCTGTATATGCGAACATTCGAGAAAACTCGTCCGCTGGTACTATTTGTATTTTCGTTTTTTCTAAGAGTACTGCATAATAGTACCCCATATATGTGGGCTGACTATCAAAGTGCCATATTCCATCTCTCTGCTCCAAACGTGCTGAGAAGGCTTTGAAAGCGGAATTGGATAAATTGTGCATAGCCCACCGTAACATTCCATCGAAGGATGATATTGCTTCTGTGTCAAATCTACAAAAGGGAAAGGTTCTTTTTAGAGACACTCTACCTATTCTATTACGAGTTCTTATGCTCTGTCCAAAGTGTAATTTGGACTTATACATAGAGTCGTATGATATCTGATTATCGGGTTCGTTTTCTACCATTCTATAATTTTAGCATTTTCGTAATCTTCGTAAAAAGCAATTACGCCCAATCTGCCAAATCGGTTTTTTAGTACATGTACGTAAACAGCGTCCTTACCATTTTTGGTAGTAGGAAGCCCTCTTGGATATCCTTCCATAGGAGGTCCGTAGTACTCCCCTATCCCTGAAATTATTTTAGGTCTGTGAACAGTGAAATGATAGTCACTGCAATAGAATACTGAAGACGCTGCGAAGATGTCAGATTTCTTCGGGTAATGTAAAAAGGGATTAGTTACCCGAGAGTCGTTTTCTATATCCCTGTTTAATTGAGACAGTATCACAAAAGATGCAGGAATATTAAGGGTATGCAGTTCTATTTTGAGTTCTACTAATCCTTGCATTAGAGCATCTATTTTCTTCTTTTCATCATCACCCTTTATCATAAGGGTATGGTCTAAGGTAACTATTAGTTTCTTTCCCCGGGGTTGGACATAAGATTGTGCAAACGCTGTTATCTGTTCTATGATCTGAGCAGGAGTTAATAACTTATCTATGTAGTGCAAATTTTGATTTGAAATAGCATCTAAAGTATTATACTTCGCCCTTCTCTCTATCTGATCCTCAATCAACATTTCTAATTCAAAGGATAGTATTTCTATACTCTCATCTTTTAGAAACTCTGATTTAAGCATCTCTAAGAAAAGAGATTTGCCAGATGAAGGTAACCCTGATATAGATAATATTCTACCCCAGGGAAGCCCGTTAAACAGATTATGTAATTTTAAACAAAAGATATTCGCAGGAGGGATTTGATTTCTCTGCTGAGAAAGGTAACTCTCAACTCCTTCTGAAATATGCTTTGCGCCGTTAGAGTAATACATTAAGTGCTTTCGTTAAGTTAGAGTAATTTTTAAATTCCTGATTGATAAGAAACTTCTCTATTGGTTTCATGTACAATAGTTGGTTAGTTGTCTGATCTGCTTTTAATTGATTGATGTAATTTTTAAGTCCTTCAATCATCTCCTGCTCTTGACAGGAATACATACAAATCTCATACCATTTGGCTACTTCTTGCCGGTTGGTTCTAAGAATACGAGAAGCGTGGAAATTAGAATGACTATCATTATAAGGAATTAGTTTCCAAAACTCTTCAAATCTTAAAGGGGTTATATTAGTATGTAAGGATGCCAAAATATCGTAAGCCACTTCAGTAAACTCACGAGTATCGTTAATTAGATTCTCCTTAATAAGGAGGTCATCCAGTTCTACGATCTCTTCGTTATTAGAACGAAGAATTAACTCGAGAATTGCCTGGGCGTTAATATTTCTCGCTAAAGAAAGGCATAATATACTTTTAATCATAGCTATATTGGTTAAACATTTCTTCTTTCTCTGTGAAGGTAGCAAAGGCGACTTCATTTAAAGAAATGCCGTCTTTAAAAAACACTGTGTCTGTCTCGAATGTAATTTCGCCTACGTAGGTATCATTTAAAAGATGAATACATAGTGTGAATTCATAACTATCAGACCCTACGACATGAAAGGTTTCTTCGTAGCGTATCATGCTTTCATGTTCATGTCATATACCTTTAGACACCCGTCTAAGACACAAGCACTCAGGCTAATGAAGTAACCAGAGTGAAATACTGTAGTGTGTCCCCATCTACTTGTAATTTGGTACTGGTAATTACGGATCTTATGTTTATTATGTGATAGTATCACTATACCAAATTTAGGAGTAATCTTTTTGTGACTATGTAGTTTAGGCATTTAATTCGTTACCTAACATAAGAAGATTTCCTTTGGCCTTTAAAATGTAACATTGGGCCTGGTAAGAACAGTGACTTAGCGTATCAAAGTAACGAGATTGAGTAATAGTTTTTCTTCCGTCTAACGTAGTGATTTGATACCAGTAATAATCTTTTGGTATACCCTTTACGGTAACTGT